CTTCACTTACGGGGTTTAGTCCCGTGGTTCCACTTCCCAAGAACGGAAGAGGTGGCCAAAAGCGACCGAGTCAGGACGATACCTGTCAGGGGCCCACTCATGATTGCTCCCCAGATTAGGCCAACCTCGGGTTGGACGATCTGTGGCAACTTCCGTTGAATACCAGTCCCAATATTGGCGCCAACTCTCAGGCACCAGATGGTCTAATTCCAACGTGACAGGACCCAACTGCAGTTCATCAAACTGTTTTTCAAGTCGCAGCTGGCACTCTACGCTAAAGCCATAGAGTCTTTCGACCAGAAGGCGAGTTCGGAGCGGCGGGTCGCGCCAGGGCACTTCACCCTCACGCATGGCCAATTTCTCGGCCGCCCACCACCCTTCCGCATTGAACCGCCTCACATCATAAGATCTCGTGAGACGCAGCAGACCTCGAGCCAAATGGCCAAGAATAGGACATCCAGGATACTGGTGCGCTATGGACAGTGCCTTGCTGCGGAGCAGCGCCATTTTAGTCCTGTGTGATGCACGAAGATACCTGCGACCGGTCCAACCGAATGTCGCAAGCACCTTGGCAGGATTGGTCACATTGACGCAATCATGCTCATCAAAGACAAGACCGCAAAAGGAAGCAGTGTTGAAGTCAGAGTGCTCTTCAAGCTTCACTTTCAGGCCAAGCAATTCAAAGTCCTTAGCTAGGAGGCAGGCGCCTGTTATGCCAAACAGGCTATCATCACCTTCGACCACCCCCTTAACCTTGGCGCCCCTTATCGAAGCAAGGTATTTTAGCGCCATTTTGTTGGTGAAACCATTTCCTAACGAGGTGCACATTTCACCGGACATCCTCTTCGCCCACAGTCTCAAGACCCATGAGCGGAATTTGCAGACATTTGTCTGAAGCATCGATTGACCGACAAGGTTCATAAATTCCTCTCCACAAGGCAAATGCTTGGTCATCCAGTCGTACAGTTCCATCTCACAAGCACTCAATAACGCCGCAGTGAAACTACTTTCATACTGGGAGAAATCGGTAGCATAGATCTTGCTACCTGGAATGCTTATTCGTTGTTTAATGTACTCAGGACGCTGAGCATGGGGTACTTTCTTTATGAACCACGAGTTTGCGAAAACAATCTTTTCGATCAGCGAGTAAATCGGTCCCACGGCTACTTTGTAACGATCTGAACGTGCATTGATCAGCCGGAATGGTTTAAACTCGAGATAAGTTTCCGCCTTTACGAAGGACTTGCAGGAAAAATGTATGTACTTAGGTCTTTCCGGCGTGCCACGATTCTCCCATACGGTGACATACTCCTGTTCTACCTGGAGTAGTTCTTGTTGTCGCCATAGTGGGTAATTTGTGTTTGGCAGCCAGTCCCGGGTCTCCACAGATATTTCCGGGGCGAGTGGCATGAGTCGCTTGCGAATGTGTTTCCTGGTATACACCTTCAAGCCCTCAAGGGCCCAGGCCTCCGCCTGGGGAACCTTGGCTCCCACTCTGTACAAAGCCCCCTCTTGTGCGCTCCGACGATGGCTCGTATCAGGATGTGGGCACGCGAATCCATTAGCAAAGACAGGGAGGCCTACCTGTTCAATCGGCCTCTTATCTTCCTCAGAAAGAGGGCGGTCAGCCATGACTCGCCCAGCGAAGACCTGCTCACTTATCGTGACAGAATCATCTGTTTCTGGCATTTCGCGTACCAACACCTCCCGATGACGATAGCCATAAAGGCCGATCACTGACGCGAGGGGGACCTGGGAAAAGGAACATGCTTCATGTGCTCTCTCATGGACTCCCAGAATCCATAGGCAACAGTTGCGGTGGCGCTCTTGATCTGGTATTCCTTACCACCAAGTGGGTCTTTCTTATCCAAGATCACAGCTTGAGAACGTGAAGCTACGTCCTCCAGTCTACCTCCCGCGGTCTCAACTGTCGATGACAGGCGCATATTCGAGCCATCGAGGAGTTGCATGAGCAATTCCCCCGAAATGAGCACTCGAGTTGTGCGCGGCCACCAATGGAAACCTCCGACATACACGTACCTCCGGATGTTAAACCAGCACAACAATGGATCATGGTGCTTACCTTCCCCTACAGAAGATTGGTCAGTACGGGTGTCAGCAGTTGGTACAGGCATTGCCCACCCTTCCGCTCCCGCGTGAAAAGTGTACTGATGCTTAACCACCCACCAACGGCTGGAATTGCCTCTGTGGACCTCAACAAGATCGAAGAGAGCGGCAAAAGCCAGCGACACTGCTGTGCCTCGTGTGAGCCACCAAGCTATGCCCTTGACTGCCACAAAGAGCCCTACAAGATCGTAGGAAGGCAGCCCGACAAAAATGGTGACCACGGCGATCAGCAGTGACCAGGAAGCCAAGTGGCGCACAATGGCGGACAAAAAGTCCCATGTCGACACCTTGGGACGATCGTACCAACAAACGTCCACGCCTCGCAAGGCTTCCTGGATTTCCTCCCTACGGAGTTGTGCGGCTTGCGCCAACGCTGCTTCTTCAGCAGCCTTCCTTTGAGCTTCCTCGGCCTCGCGAGCAGCTACGGCTTCTTGTGCTTGCTCTCTCTCGAGTTGCTTCACAAGGTCGGCCATTGCCGCGGCTTGGTCGTCCAAGTCTCTCAGGGCAGCGGCGGTTGCAGCATCTCCGGCCCGCCCG